CTTCAAAAGCAATGCCACATTATCATCATGAATAAACTTAGACTGTAATGCGATATTAAAGGATTCTCGGTCAATGTAGCGATTAAATGTGATCTGCGGTACCTGTCCTGTTACCTCAACCAGAACTTCGCGCTTACGTTCATCATCCAACATACTAATTAAGCGAACTGTAAGAGGGTCTACAACCTGGATAATCATCTTGTCGGACATTTTATCAATTCCTGCCTTGATATAATCTACAAGGCTTGTAAGAGTGCTCATGCCGATGGCTGCTGCTTTAGGATTGTAAGAAATTCTGATCAAATCCTTGTCAGTATAAACATGTCCATTAATTTCCTGTGTTTTTGCTTCTGATAATCCAACGATATACTGTAATGCTTCTTTAATCATAATGTTCTATTCCTCCTATGCTTCCTTTATATTGAATGGTGTTACTTTTCCAACAACTTCGCCTGTATCAGTATCAACTACATCATCACCAATAACCTGATGTGGCTGTGTATCATCAAGAGTCATCTGACCTTTAATGTATTTACCGTACTCTTCCATGTAGATGCCGCCATCCTTCAGATCCTGTCCCATTGCAAAATTTGTAGTAATTGGCTTAACCTGTGCTAATTTCTTGCTTACAGAAATTTCGCATGTTGCGCTGTCTCTGTCCTCATTCTGGGTAAATGCCAGTTTGATAACGACCTCTCTTTTATTCTTCCAAGGTGTGTTTGGGTCCTGCATGTTTGCTGCTACTTCCTCAATTGCTGCCTGTGCCTTTTCCTGTAAAGCGCCGCCTGCAATCTCTGCTAAATCAAGTTTTTCCATTATTTCTCCTATCTGCCGGGGAATTGCCGCCCCGGCTCGGCTTTTCCAATGGCTTTTTCTGTGATATATAACAAAATGAACGGTTTCTTTTACCCTACGGGTAGGTGTTCCAACCTTATCTCATGCCAATAGGCAATCAATTACTGTGCTAAATCAAATACCGACATTTGATTATTTTCTGGGAATACAAGCATTTCATCCCTCGCTCGGGTATAGAATGTACGGTCAATTTCAAATCCATATGCACTCCTGCCCATTTCAACCGCCGCTCTTAGTGTGCTGCCACTTCCACAGCATGGATCAATAACTACATCTCCCTCATCTGTAAAAATCTCTATCAGCTTTTTAATAACATTCACAGGCTTTTGCGCAGGGTGTATTTTGGGAATGTCTTTACTATCTTTTTCCCATGTAAACCAGTTAAAAATCATATGTCCTGTACCACGTATTGTTTTTCCCTCTTCGTCAAACTTCGCACCGTTGCGAAACTTTGGCAATCTGTCTCTATACAATACAAGTGCATATTCTGTAGCACCTACGACACGCATATTTGCTTTTAAAACCTGTGGACTGTAATTTTTCACGAATACAAGTGGTATGTAATGGATAAACCCATGTTTTTTAGCCGCCGCAATCAAAGTTGACATTTGTTCAAAGGAACAGAACACGATCATGCATGGACTATTGCTGCTTCTACCTCTTGTCACGTTCTTTTTATCCTCTTTCTTAAGCATCTTGCTACAAAAATGAAAATACTCATAAAGATTAAAATTAAAATCCGAATTAAACGCCGCTTTACCTGCTAATTTGCTTTCTCCGTTCTTATTGTCGCCGCCGTTATACCACATAGGATTTGACCCATAAAAATTGTTACCAACATTGTATGGAACATCCGCTATGATTAACTGTGCCGGTGGTATTGCGTATTTTTTATAATTCTGCATGGAATCTCTATAGATTTCACACTTCAACCTGTTATTCATCCGCATTCTCCTTATATGAGTCCACATTTATAAGTTCCATGAATTTATCCAGTTGTTTTTGCGACACCTTATTACCTCTCTTATCCTCTCTAAGACCGATTTCAAGGTGCTTACTAGCAATACTGTACAATTCCCTAGCAAGGTTTATTCTGCCTTGTCTAAGACCGTCTCTATAGCCTTTAGCCGGTCGGTATTCTGCGATCTGCTCCTTACCTTTTCCCTGACTGCCACCAGTACGATTTTTTAACTGATATCCCTTACGGGCATACTGTGTAATCCAGTACTGCTCTTTTTCGTCCAGTTCTTCCTGTGGATAATGTAAAAAATTAACTGCATACCCAAGAGCATTATCAGCAGCATACAAACCATGCTTTTTAATTGACAGGTCTATGTATTGATACCCGTTTAAATGCTGTGCAAGGCGTGTCAGCAGGTGTTTAGCCTGTCCGATATATGCATGCCTTATGCCGTTATCATCCGCTCTGGTTAAAAAGTAGATGCCGCTGTTCTCGTCTACTTCCGGATTGATTGTAAGTATGCGCTTTTTATTTGCCGCTTCTATTGCATATCGCTGTCGCGCATTTAAAAAATCTGTTCTACTCAAAATCAATCCCCCTGTTTTTCAATCTCTGTATATCTTTCCTGTAAATTCTGCAATACCTGTGGGATATTCATTTTCTTTACAGTTTCCTCGGCAAGATTTTGCATTAATGTCTGTTCAAGTGTTTTAACAATCTCCTGCTCTGCGTTCTTCTGCGCATTTTTAACAATTGTTTCCACTTGCTTTGAAAG